ATCAAGTGTGGATATAGTGAGTTAAGGTCAAAGTTAACCACCCAATCATAAACACCAGGAACTGGTTCTTTCACATAAGCACCAGCGTATTTCTCATCCTTCGCACTTCTTTCCTTGGGAGGAATTGCGATGTTCCTTTTCTTCAGGTATGTGTAGATAATATTATCCCACATACGTACTTGATAGAAAACATCAGCATAATTTACCTTAGCATCGTATGCCATAGTAATTGCCAGTTCAATCAGTTTCATCTTGTCTTCCAAACGGTCAACAAGTTCCACGTCAACGATGTTGTATTCTACAAACTTCTGCCAATTCTTAGTGTAGAACTCTTTGAAGGTATCAAACTCAGAGTGGTCTAGTTTTTTCTGACCAAGTTCTACTTCAGCAATATGGTCAAGTCGATAAGATTCCTGTGCTTTATAAGTAAACTTCTTATAAAGGTCAAGATAGTCTAGTTGAGTAATACCACCAGTATCATAGTAAATCTGCTTACGACCATTCACAAAGATTTCATTCTCAGTGACAAGTCCCCATGGCGAAAAACGTTTCATTTGTTTTTCATTTAGGACTCTATTCAATCTACGGCAGATGTATGGAATATCATAAAACTGAATATTCCATCCAGTAATTACCTCTGGAATATTCACATCCCAATAATCGATAAACCTTTGCAGAAGAAGTTGCTCAGTTCCACACTCAATGTAAGTTACATTATCTTGCTTATTATTAAATGGATGAATACCCCAGGTGATTATATTTTTAGTTGCATAATCCTGAATCGTAATAGCCAGAATTTCCTCAGATGCTGAAGCAGTATCTGGGAATCCATTTTCAGATGCAACCTCAATATCAAGAGTTACAAGTTTAATCTTAGTAATATCAAACTTGATTTCATCTTCTGGATACTTATCTGAAATATATTGAGATACATACCTATCATTACCGTAGATTTTGAATCCATCTACGTTTTCATACTTTTTATAAAACTCTCTACAGTCTCTCACAGAACCAGGATGAATTGGCTCTACGTTTTCACCTTCAAGAGTTTTATACTTAGATTCTTTTTTTGACGGAACAAAGAGAGTTGGTGAGTACTCTTCTTTGAACATCACATGTTTACCATTTTCATAACCACGAACGAGAAACTGGTTCCCGATCATTTGCACATTGGTATAAAATCTCATTTAATCAAGTCTTGGTATTTTTCAAGTAATGTTGGTTTGGGATCGCAAATTGTCAAAATCTTATCAGAATGAATCATATAAGTATTTTGACTCGTATATTCAATTAACCATGGGGAAAGAGTTTGATCTGATTGATTGAGGAGAAATGGTTCTACAAGTCTGCAGTCTGGTTCTCCAATATCAGCACCAACTTCTTCAATTTCAGATATCAGAATCTGGTTGTTCGTCAGTAGTAACAGTTTGATCATCTTTTAGTACATCTCTTTTATACATATTTTCCAGACTATCTATTGGATCTACAATAGTAATTACCCAATCCACAGTTACTGGGACTTTAGTTGTTTTTGTGATAGGAATCCATGGATGTAAACTAATTTGGAATGTTTTATCCTCACCATCTCCATGGGTTCTTGTTTTTACAACGCATGGTTTATTGAAAAAATATCCAACGACCTTTTCTTCAAAAACCATTTCTTGAATGTCTGCGATTACATCTTCACCAGACTTCAAAACAGCAATTTTAATACTCATTGTACTCCAATACCTTTAACTACTATAGCAATAAAAAAGGGGGAAGTCAACTGGATTTTGCCAGTCGTTCCCCTGCGCCGACGATATTCAATTATATTTAGATATAATCCTTTCTCTGATGATGTTGAGGAACAATCTTTTTCAACTCAATTCTGAGGAGTCCGTCTTCAAATGTGACGTTGGATACTTCTGTGTCATCGGATAAAGTCCAGGCTCGTTTGAAACTTCTTTGAGCCAGTCCTTTGTGGATAAACGTCTTGTCCGATTCGGAATCTGATTTTTGTCCCTCGACAAAAAGTTTTCCATACTCTGTGTACGCATGAACTTCCTCCTTTTTGAATCCAGCAAGAGCAATTTCTAGATGTGATTCTACATTACTTATCTGAACAAGATTATATGGGGGATAATTTGATGTAGATTCATGAACATTGAAGATACGATCAAGATACTCATCCATTCCAATACTGTTGCGAGTAATCCTATCCAGAAGAGTGGGAAGATCCGACGCAGTATACCGTGCGAGGTTTGTCATTATAGTAGCTCCTTTAAAAGCGAGTTTGTGTTTTGTGGACCCTTTCGGCATCCAATACTAATTATATCAGAAAGCATAAAAAAGGGGGTGTTGAACCCCGTATCTTTTTATTCGGGATCTACGAAAAATCTATCAAGAGTTCCAGAGGTAGCCCACTCAGTAATTTTTTCTTCTATAGAAGATCCACAATAGGGACAATTTAAAGGTATTTCATCATCACCTTTAACATGAGAATTGCATTGTGGTTTTTCAACTCCAGTAAATTTATGCAAATAATCAAATCCCTCTTTAGAAGTGTTTACATAATCTCTTTGAAACTCAACAAGAGATTCTTCCCAAGTTCTTTTTGCTTTACCATTAGTTGGGTGCCAAATATCAAAAACATTTGACACTTTAATGGTTTCTAGAACTGTCTCAATGTCAATGTTGTAATCTTCAGAATAATACTTTAAGTAATTATCTAAATTATTCATATATTTTTTTCGAATTATATCTCCAGTTCCAGGATTAAGTCTAACCATTCTCCCAAAAATTTGGATTGGAATTGGTGTTCTAACTTCTTTAGGATCTCTAATCCTACAAATAACCCCAGCAGTTAGATTATGAACATTAATTCCAGAACGACCCCTATTAATTACAAGAAGAAAACGAAGAGGATCATTTTCATTATGAAGCCTATCCATTAAAGTTGGATTATCAACCTTTTCGACGGCAGTACCACTAAGAGTCCAAATCGTATTTCCTCCACTACTATCCTCTACCATAGTAGCAATCATTTTATCAGATTCTTCGTATCCACAATCAGCAAGAAGATATTTTGCGATTGTTTCTCTTACTTCATCGATAGAACATCCCCAAACACCTCTTGCATCTCCACATACATAAAGCGCAGTTAACTTGGTATTAATGTTAACATCTCTATCCGATTTAAAGTTATCAGAGACAACAGGAAGTTTATCACCAAACTCAGATTTATAATTTTCTTTAATAAGATAATCAAGATACTCTTCATCTGTTTTCATGGACATTTCATTTTTCAGATACTGAAGTTTTTCATAAGTATCATCATCCATATCAATACTAAAATACTTTAGATCAGTCAACTTCTGCTCTCTTTCAAAAAGCAAATCAATGCTCTGATGAATAGCAGATTCAACCGATGATTGTCCCTGATACTTAGTAAAAGAATATGGGTGTGGCGTATTCATCCATGCTTGCGATGGAAGAATAACTTTTTTATCAGCAAGTTTTCCACAAACCCTAAATTGATCACTAAGAGAAGTATGTCCTTTATGATGTTCTGTTGGAGTTGCAGTAAAACCAATAATTCTTGGATTTATATCTCTCCACTTTGCAATCCTCTGCCATGTTTCAGCAGTGTATTCTGAGGAATAACCAAAATTAACAACATAAGAATCTCTTCCAGGATCAGCAGCACCAATAAACTGGTGAGCTTCCTCAATAACCAAGATAGACTCAGGAGCATACTTTAGCAACCTTTCGTAGTGTGTCGTAAAGTATGTGTGAGTACATGATATACAGAGAACAGTGTCTGGCATCTTACCAAAAGCATCAAGAATACTTGTGCTTGGAGGATCTGTCACATAACTAAAATTTGTTTTTCCTCTTTGAGAAAGTTCATGAACTTCAAGGAAAGTTCCATCATGTGCAACTTCTCTTGTGGGAGACAATCTAAAAATATATTTCATTTCTGGAAACGCCTCTTTCAACTCTAAGGGCATTTCTTTATCTTGATAATATGATTTTCCACCACCTGTTTGTAGTGGAAAAACTTTAACTTTGGGTTCTAAAAAAATTGCACTACCAATAGACTCCTCAAAGTTTGATGCAAATTCAGCATAAGCATCATTAGGGCGCATTTCTCTCGCCATGGTATTACCTCTTAGTGATCGTTAACTGTCTTTCGACGGGTTAGTTGTTACGGGAACATATCCCACCTGAGGCTTTCACCAACAGGTATCTACCACTCCAACTGATGTAGTAGACGATTTATTTATACATCATAATATAAAAAACCCCCCCTGTCAAGGGGGGGTTTATGGGTGTTCCGACTTTTGTAGAGTGGCGCACAAAGGCAAGTCTTATTTATTCGGTTTCTTGGACCTTTCCTTTCTTTCCGATATTATACTTCTGCTCAAGAATCCAATCGTTCTTATCCTTATATGCAAGAACCTTAATTTGATTCAGTGGTGCAATATCGGCAATAGAATCTTCCTTTACAATAGCAATAAGTCCCCAATCTGCCAGAAGACGTGCGATTCTATTTCTACGTTGCACGTCATTCACAGTAAGATTTGCGTGCTTGCCATCAAGAGCAAACAGTTCCTTAAAGTGAACGAGATAATATCTACCCTGCTTATGAAGAATATGGCAAGATTGATAGAGTTTTTTCTCCTTTCTGGATGCAACTCCAATACGAGTCAAAGTTTCACGAACTTTCAAAAAGTCATCTGGTTCACTCAGAGTGACCTCTACCATCATATCGGGAGACCAGTTTACTTGTGGTTCAATTGTTTGAGTAGTCATTTTGTTCCGCCAGTTTCAAGTCGTTGTTTAATAAAATTAAGTTGTTCTTTATTTAGAATCTTCAAAGCTTGGGATGCCTTTTCATTACTATAACCATAGTATTGTTTAACGCATTCTAAATCTTTGACTTTATCTTTACGGAGCCAGGGAGAAAATCTCTTCCGTTTCCTAAGACTATTTAGATAAAACGAATACTGCATATCTTTGTCCAGATGAGAATTCATATTCATCTCATTGGAAAAAAGAATGCAATCGATATGACCAGATAAACAACGATTGACAATGAAAGAAGGATAGTCCTTAATATCCTCAGAAAGATCTTCTTTTGTAAAGTTAATTGAATTCAACCAGTCCTTAAGTTCAGGCATACAGAAGACTCTCCAGAGGATTACTTTTTACAATAGGATAGTTAGTAACTAAGAGTTCTGTCTTGACATTCTCATTAGTTCCCTTATCACCACGATGTGCCATGGAATAACGAAGTTTCCAATAGTTCAGTTCATAATCTTTATACAGTTCAAGAAGTCTATCGTTGACATTATAAGTAATCATAAACTTGTGAGGACACTTATAGACGTTCTCGGCAAACAAATCATGATCAAATGACTTATGCATTTCCCTATCTTTACCATAAAGGAAATCCTTAATGTCATAAGGAGGGTCTAGGAATACAAATACATCTTCCCCAGACACATTCATCACCTCAGAGTAATCGATATTTGTAATCTTCCAATCCTTCATAAGTTTTGAATATTCTTTCAATTTCTCAATACCAACAAAAGAGAAATTAGAACGAGATGCTGTCGGTGAGAAAGTACTATTCTCAGTCAAACCAGAAAAACTACACTTGTTTAGAATAAAGAAACTTACAGCACGTTCGAGTCCTTCTTGAGTATTGATATCTACACGAGTTTTGTCAAATAAATCTTTATGAGCAGCATCTTTCTCATCCTGAGTTCCAAAGTCCGATACCTTAGTTTTGATTTCCTTTAAATGTTCGGATAGTTCTTCTCCATTATCACGGAGTTGAATCCAGAAATTATAAAGAGGAACATACAAATCATTAATCCAGATAGGAACATCTGGATATGCTTGAGTTGTATAAAAAGCAACGGAACCTCCACCAATAAAAGGTTCACGATACTCTTTAAAGTTTTCAGGATACCATGGAGCAAGAGTCTTAGTTGCCTTAGACTTACCACCAGGATATCTCAAGCAAGTTTTAAGAGGAAAAGTTCTCACTTTCATAATCAAATAATCAATTTTTTACTTGGAGATTT